GGGGAGGTGGCCCCTGCTTTAACCTCGCATTCATATAGAATGGAGACGCCCTCAGTATTGCTTGTACAGCACAATCGACCCTATCCGGGTCGACTGTCTAGAAAAACACCACACCTGTGGTATAATCTAGAATACACGGACCTCACGTTAAAGTAAGACCACCTCCCCACACGTACTTAGTTGGACGCCCGGACAGGCATGTTTTCACATGCATGTCCATGAAGCGCTGACAAAGGTACGGAACGCACTCGTTCGTAAACACGAATGGTCTTGTCATCCAATCGCCTAACCCAATCATCCATCTTAACACAGGAGGAAAAATTCCCATGCCCCAATTCGAGATTGACATCTCGCCTTGGTTTCGAACAGTACTGTCTTAATAGTGCTTCGCATTCGCGATTAACAACACCGCGATCTGCTTCCACTGCTAAAACAGGCAGTCTAAACTGGTATGATTGAATATGACGGTTCCATCGCATATCAGCTCGACGAACTTTAGAAAAATCCGTCAAATCAACATGAAAAGGCGGGCGTTTGAAACCCGCAACAGGGAGCGTAGCGACGACGTATGGCGTATTAGGCCACTTAGCCGTGACATGATCCCTGATGAATCTGGCCGTATTCAACAAATCTTTTGAAAAGAGTTGTTCTTCGACCGACAGTAAAGATAAACGAGATTTCATCTCACTATCATTGGAGGAAAAGTTAGTATACTTTACGTATACTGGGGTTATATCATACCCTTTATAGGCATGACATCCACACGATTCACGGAAATGTGACTGTACAAAACTCTTGGTCTGATTGATTTTTAATCCAAACCTAGGTAGCCACTCATAAACGAGAGGTACAAGAGAAGACGGTAAAATAACATCGTCCCCGTACACACTTATACGTTTACAAAAATCGTGTTTTTCGGAATTCGTCATGTCGCTAGTTAATATAATTGCACGTATAAGGAACAAGTGCAACAGCGACATGATGGGAAAACAAACAGCTGAACCCATAGGTGCAAACTTTTCAGTTTTGTATAAAGCACCTTTGTGTCCAGCTCCAGCGGGCGGCTTCACGAATGTCGTGGAAACAGCCATCAGGGCCCTTTGTAAATC